TCGCGGAAGTGTGTGGTGTCGATGATGCCAATTATTTCATTTTTGAAAAGTGCTTCAGAGGTGATTCGGGTGATAACGTCATGTCCGCCTATCCGCGAGTGCGGGCAACTAAATTACAAGCAGCATTCAATGATGATTTCAAACGATTGGCCCTACTCGCGCACGAATGGGAATTTTGCGACACGGAAACCGGCCAGCCTCGCACGATGAAAGTGAAGGAACTGTTTGAAGAAAATAAAATCCTGATGGATTTGATTGATGGTCAGCCGGCCGACATTAAACAATTGATGGCGGAAACTGTTCAAACTGCCCGAGCAAATACCGGCAAGTACAATGTCATGCAAATTTCAAAGTTTTGCCACAAGCATGAACTGCAAAAGGTGTTAGAGAATCTAGGTTCTTTCGCGCAAATTTTCCACTTGAACGAAAAGCAAAAGGTGTAAAATGAATTATCAAATAGTCTCAGATGAATCATTACTGAAAGAGTTTATATCGTTTCTTCCCGATACTGCTTCTTCAGAATTGTATTATGTTGGCCTGTATGCTCGAAAGAAATACTGTGCGCAGATTACCAACTTGAAATCTGATAAGCAATGTTTAGCTCGATTCACCAGTGATAAAACGCGACTGTTTGAAAAGCTGAAACAATTGGAAGTACCTCTCGGCTGTTATTCTCAAAAGGGTATTATTGTTCCGCAGGAAGCGTTGGCCGCCTACATTACAGTAAACCCTCGTGATTTGGAGTTGGCATCGAAACGAAGCCTAATCAAATTGGCTGAGTTGAATACCAAGAAATATGATGGATACAATCCGCATCAAGAGGTGATGTCTGAAATTCAGAAAGCGTGCGGAACTAAGACTTATATCGATTTTGATTTTGATTGTGCTGAGTCTGAAGTTGCTGGTATTGTCACGCAGGTGCAGATGGCTGTTAACAACAGTTCTATCAATGTGTTAAAAACACGTGGCGGCATCCATGTCCTCATTAATTTGACAAAGGTTGAAAAATCTTTCGTCAAAACTTGGTATAAGAAAATTAGCAGTATTGAAGGTGTTGACCAAATAGGTGATAACATGATTCCAATCATGGGATGTTATCAAGGCGGGTTCATCCCGCGGTTAATCGTGAAGGATGGCAAATGGATGTGAATGACACGATGGCAAAAGAAATTCACCGTTTTGGTGTTTGCGCAAAGGGTTATGGAATGCGGGTATTACCAGCCTATGAAAAACGCGCCAAAAAAGCGGCCGTATGTCTAAGACTTTTCAGGAAGGTGTAATTACTGAAATGGATTATGAAACAGCAATATTTCTCAATCGAACTTACCGAGTTCCGATGGTTTGGTGGCATCCAACAAAATTATGATAACCAGTACATTCGATTTGAAAATGGTTGCGATAAGCAGTAACCGTCTAATTAGCTGGCGCAATCAACCTAATAAGCAGCAGTGCATTTCTCACATTTTCAGCCCTTATAACTGGACGCCACTTTGGCATAGCAAAGGTGAAGAACCGGCGCTAATGGTGATTCTTCATGAATCACGCCAGGATGCTAGGAACTGTGATAAGCTGCTTTTCCGGTGTTATGGCGTTAATGGACTCTAGTCGCTCAATCACCAAAACTGATTTGCATAATGTCCCTCCCGCCTAGTTCGACATATTCAATATCGACAAACGCGACAAGCGCGTTGTTCGCCGGCAACGGATTTAGGCTAATATCAATCAGTCTAACTCGTGGGTCATATTTGAACACGTAGGATAAATCTTCTTGGACAATCGTTAACAACGTTGGGTCAAGTTGTTCAAAAGAAAGTAAAGGGATTCGCGTCCCGAATTTTGGAAGATGTGGGCGCGAACCTTTCACCGTGAAAATGTGATTGTAGATGTCTTGCTTAATCAGTTCTTGGCCTGTCATTGACAGGCTTTTCTTTTTAGCAAAACCGAAAGTTGAGTAGCCGATATAAGACATTATGGTTTCCAGTTCGGGTTGCGAGTTGCCGACGATGCAGGACGCGGCCAAGGCTCGTGGGAGGGAGAGGATGAGGGTGGGCTAGCACATTCAGCCGAAGCTGCTGTAGGCCCGTTTAAGTCGATTGTAGAGGCACTTTGGACAAGACCTGCCGCCGCCAAAAAGTTCATCGAGCCACCCGATTCTAGATTGACGGATGACCCACTCAAATGTAAACCACCGCAACTATTCATTTTCATGGCGGCGGTCGCACCGATGTTAACCTGCGGCTGTAATGTTAAAATCACCCCCTGATGAAAAACTGATGCTGCCCGAACCGTACACGTGAATTCGTCCATCTTGGTCTAACTCAACGTAGTTATTCCCTTTAGCAGTCGAGATATAAATTCGTTCATTGGCATCATCGAAAATGATTTGATGTCCATTGGCAGATTTCATTCTCACTCGACCATTTTCAGCAGAGTCTTGGAAAATTAACGAATGGCGACCTGGAGTTGTTAAACAGTAAGTATCTGGTTCCAAATCTTGACTATTCACTTTTGATTTGGAGTATCCTTCTGAACCGTCTTTAACTGTTTTATCTTGGGCAACTTGCCGCTCATACGCACCGCGCGTCTGTGCTTCCGATGCACCTAAGTTATTTTGGAACTGAGCTTGCAAATTAGAATATTGTGGCTCGATTGGTTCTAACGTATCTGACACGGGATAATCAGCAACATCTTTCCGATTTCTGCCAACAGGCAACGACCGATTGCCATGCGTTCTAAACATGCTTCCCAGATAAATGCGCCGATTCGGGTCACCGTACAAAAAACTAACTGCGACGATGGCGCCATTTTTAGGAATCATCCAGAAACCATAACTTACTAAACCTAACGTTGCTGAAGCCGGTGTTCCGGCCGGATAATCACGTGTCTGACCAGCCAAAGGGGAAATGTATGAAGCCCATGATAGTGAATCGATGTTATATTCAGAACCATCCACGGCCGGAATCCAAATTTTGATTCGGCCTTGTTGTTCCGGGTCATTGTTATCGACAACAACTCCTTCCATAATCTGATTATAACTCACTTGCTAATCCCTCCAAATTTCGGCACACCATACGACGCATAAGTTCTCATTTCAAGTTCTTGAGTAAATGTTCCGCCAGAGATTTTATTTACCACCTCCGACACCCAGAAATAATTGTCTTTCAGGAATGGCTGTCTAAAATCTGCACCATTTCTCGCGTCTTCCGCGAGAAAATCATAGTTTGTCGTGTAAACGTTCACTTTCGCAAAAACGGGTGAAGACATGATAGATGGGCCTGAAAGACCGACAACTAACTTACCATCTTCCGTAGTTATTTCATCATTCTCTAATGATTTGAGCAACGCCTCCCGATAATCAGCTTTAGATTTCACATTGATAGATGACACGCCAGAATTGGCGTCGATGGTTAAATTGTTAGCATGCGGTGGCAATTTCTGCAAAGCAAACTTATAAAAAATGTCTGGATTGCCTCGAATTTCCATTCGATGAGTTGCATGACCGGCCGAGTAAAACATGGCTAGATTTTTGGTGTACTCTTGAAATAGTTGGGACGTGGTAGATGAATCGGCAGCGGACAGTGAACTGGCGTTAGTTTTCTCCAGTTCAGTTCTCGGTTGAATATACACCGGGTCATTTTGTCGCATGATGGATAACATTTCGACTTTTGGTGCGACAGTTGCATCTTGTTGATTTTGCCCAGCATCTGACTTGACTGCCAATAAATCACCACCCATCGCCGGCCGACTGGCTAACACATAGACTAAATTTTCAAGTTTGATATCTAGGTGAATGACATCAACGTTCGTCCCTGAAAACAGATAATCATACTCGATGAAATTTTTAGGGACTACTAATCCATCATCATCTTTCGTGAAATAGTCAGGCATTGATTCCGCGACCGTATTTGATTTTGCTTGCTTGTCCTGCAAATATACGTTAGGGACGACATATTCAATGACATCGATATGAACTAGATAATCTTCACTTGATGAAGTAACAGATATTAGATACTTGAAAAACTCGATTGGCTGGTCAGGTGATTGCTTTTTGAAGTTGCCAAGTTCGGCGATTTGCGGCACTTGCTTGAAAATTTCCGTCAAAACATCTGTAATGGATGAAGACGTATCAACCGACATGTGAAAATCTTTGCCGGGGTTTTTCTTCTGCCATTCAATCACTGCATCCTGCATTTGTTTGGTAGTTGCTGCTTCCCGTTTCTTAAACTGTTCTTTGAAGTTAGTTTCTTCGGATGAATTTGAATTGGCGCCGGCAAACGTAAAGTTTTCCCATTTGCTCGGAACCGTGATTAAGTATTTGACCGGCCGACCATAACGAACGTTTGAAGGAGTAAGTACACCATTTTCAAATGTACCTCCTGCTTGCACATTCAACACTTGCCGTTTCGCATACGCTTCCAATGCCTTATAGTTCAGTTCCTTTTCAAAAGCGTTCACCATCGCACCAAGGGTGTTAATTTTCTCCCCTGAGAAATAACTCGATGCAGTGCCAATACGTGTCCATTCTGGATTTTTCTCCGAGTTGGAAATGAGGCCGACGAGTGGATATGCTTCACACCTGTAATGTCCATACACGTCCGTCATCTCCATTTCCATCTTTTTGAACGAGAACGGAATGGAAATGGTTTGAATAGTGGAAGTGGTGTTATCTTGACTATGACCGACGAAAATAACCTTCATGACAAAAATCAACCCTTGCAGGCCGACTTTTAGTTTGGCATCCTGAATCCATTGGAGAAAATTGGCGAATGAAATGCCGGTCGCATCAATGATGTCGAACGATAAAGTGCTTCCAGTAGATGACGGATTTTTAGAGCCAGGGATGGCGAACCCGTGAATTTTAGTAGTGAGGGAATAGTTATCAACGGTGTACTGAGCAAATCGCCGGGTGTCAATGAGTAAAAACGCTGAATCCGGATTTGAATTGACGTTCAGACTATCGCCCAGAAATTTAGCCTCATTGATAATTTCCAAAGCACGCTTTTCTTGAAATGGGTTATCATCGGTCAGGACGTGTAAATCTTCCGTTGATCGACAGGCCGCCATAATGAAATGTGTCGAATAGGATTGGAACTTGTCCAGAGGATTTTCAATTCGGTTGGTAGCCATTCGTTCTATCGTTTTCAGTATTTACCTCTATCAAAATGTAAATAGATGTAACAGGACTTGACCTGTCTTTCTGAAAAGGATATGATTGCATCATGAAAATTAACGAGGTACTTGACATGAGCGACACCACTAACGCCATCCTGCTTGCCGAAGAAGCGAACATCAATGTGTCTGACGCCGCGCTGGTGGTTGAAGCGCAACACCAAACCTTCACCGAAGTGAAGGATGTGGATGCCTACATTGCTGCGCTGCTGCGCGGGGAGGTTCCCGCTCATGGCAGTTAAATTGCTGACCTGCCCGTTTTACGTTCAGTGCGTAAACGAATTGAAGGGGACGAAAGACGGGGCTAAAATTCTCAAAGAGCTTGGTGCGTTCATTCAAGCCAAATCAGAAAATCCCAATCAGCCTTACCGGAGTTCCGATAAGGCTAATCCTGCTGGCACGCCGTTAGCAACTGCTATTCCAAAAATTAAACATGCGCATTTAACGCATGATGTCAGCGTGTTTTACACGATGATGGGTTCTAACCCAAACGAACTGCGTCTATATGCAGTTCTTTCCCATGATGATTCTGGCTCAGGGCAACCTCCCAATCCGAAAAAACAAAAGTCGCTAGGGGCTAAAATGTCTAATCAGACCTTTAGTTAAACTCTCGGCGTAATCTGCATAGGCGGCAATTCTTTCTGTGATTGAATACCGCCTATTTTTGCGCCCAGCATTTTAACGGCATTTTGCTTGGTGGGCACGTAAAGTTCTCTACCAACTACTACTTCCGTGAACGGGTCAAGAATGTTGTTCAGCATGGCGATGAGCCACCACATACTTGAGTCTTGATACAAATCATAAGCAATCAAATCAAGTCTTCCTTGATACTTATCCGTGATTGTAAAGACGGATTCAGTCCCTGTCAAGGTGTAATTCGTTCGATTCCACCATTCAAGCTTATCACCAACTTCGGTAGACCCACCGGCCGCATACCGGGATGATTTGACTAATGTCGAATTATAATTTGGCATCATGACCCTCTAACTTCGTTAACAACTTGTTGGGTAGTAATTGACGGACTCCACGCAGAAACCATCCTACCTTCTCTAAATGCTTGCAAATCAAATCCGTTAAATTGCGCTACCGAGAATGATTCAAGTAGAGAAATAGATACTTGCATAACTACTGGAAACGGAACGACCATATTGCCATTCTGTTTGAATCCATCGATTTCTTTTCGGATTGGCTGATACATACTCAACCCGGACAAATACGTGAAATCTGATACATCAACATCTGCCGCCATGATATTTGTAGGAATCCAGTCACAATCTTCGGAGCCGTGAGTACATGATAAATCAGTCATGACCGTTGGCACCGGCCCAATTAGACCACGCCAGCCAGAAAACCAAATAATCGGTGGTGGTGCTCCTAATGCCCCGTCAAATTCTTGATGTTGCTTCTCCCCGAAAAACGGTTGAAGCCAAGCACGAAGGTTCAATAAGTTAATCAAGTTTTGAGTTGCTTCAGCAGCATTTCTAGAAACAAACTCAGCCGTGATATTCCACGAAACGGATTGACTCCCTTTATACTTTTGAAACTGTCCTGGCATTTGACTGATGTTCACGCCTTCATACTGCGCGCTTCGATGCTCCTGCACTTGTGGCTGCACTTCAAAAATAACTTGACTTGAATCCACTGAATTAAGAATGTTAGTTGAAGCATTACCAAAGTTGTATGTTTTCGCAAATCCATTCGTGACATAAAGTTTTACCTTATGCGATTGGTCGTCCAAATCAACGCGGCCCGTCATGATATTCATTTGTTCCGCAGACGGCGGATTTGCTGGAGCGGGGGATAAGCTATTTGCCAACCCTTGCGCGTTCAGTTTTGAAAACGGATTCTTGACACCGAAAATGGCGCCAATGGATGTAACGGTGTTATTGATTACGGCAGTAGTTGATTTGATAACTAACGATGCCGCCGACCCTTTCGCCGCTCTTAAAATTGCTTGGTCAAGAATCCCCATGTAACACCTTTTTCAGTTTGTCGAACATCTGTTTAGCTAACTCAGGTTTATGTTCCAAGCCGGACAAATCAAGATACCGTTCGTAATCATTATTTATGACCGCCTCCCGCATTTTTGTCCCGGACGTGGCGGAAATATCGGTTGACTCATCATCCGTTCTGTCCAATCCTCTGATAGCGTAATGCGTCATTTTCTTCCCATTGTCCGTGAAAGTTTCATCAAGTATTTTTAAGTAGTTTGTTTTTCTGTCTGAACCGGCCGCAATAACTAACGGCTCATACCCTTGTTTGCGCACTTCGTTAAATGCATCAACCGCATTCTTAGCTATCAGGAATTTCAACCCGTCAGCTTTTCCGGATGCCTGCATAAATTTGATTCGTTCGTGCGGTGATAACGGATTCTTCTGCTTATCCTTGCCAGTTTCTTCCCCGTCGATGATGACGACAATAGGAATGATACTTATCTTCAGCTCTTTTGCTTTGTCAGTCCGAATGAATTTACGCATCTTGTCAAACAAGAAATAATGCCCTTTGGTCGGGGATGAGAATCTTCCTATAGCGACAACGGCATTTTTGTCTTGTTTTGGTTTCAAATGCATGGTCAGAATTCTGTTCAAGTAAACCATATTTATGAATCTATGTTACAATTAGAATAACAAAGCAACTTATGAAATGGCTACTACACACAAGAGAGAAAAATCAACCAGCACCAAAGGGCATTACGTTACCAATGCCGAGATTCTGAAAGCATTCAAGGAATCTAAAGAGCTTGGGTATTTGACGAACGAACTAGGACGATGCTTGATGCTGATTGCAACTAGATACTCCAATCATCCCTGGTTCAATCGATTTACTTATAAGGAAGATATGATTGCACACGCGATTGTCATCCTGTCCGCCAACTGGTATAAGTTCAATCCGGAAAAGTCTAATAACCCATTTTCCTACTACACCACTGCCACTCATCGGGCATTTCGCAGTTTTTTAGACTCTGAGCACAATCAGGCTAAAATCAAAGATAAGCTATTACTGCAAATTGGTGCCAATCCAAGTTTCGGATTTGAAGATGAAGGTAATGAATGAGTTGTGTTACAATTGTTGCTACACAGCAATTGAGCAATGCGACTAATTCAATTCACTGACATCCATTTTGGCGCGAGGGGTAATTCGGAAGAACATAACCTTGATTGCCTAGACTTCTTACAGTGGTTCTGTCAAAAAGCAAAACAAGAGAAAGCGACTCATGTCGCTTTCCTCGGCGACTGGTTTGAGAACCGACATGCCATCTCTGTCAAAACCCTTCACTATTCGCAAGAAGGGGCGAAGATGCTAAACGCCCTCGGACTTCCCGTTTACTTTCTAATCGGCAACCATGACCTGCACCAGCGGAACAACCGGGATATCTTTTCCACTTCTCACTTCAACGAATTTAGCAACTTCGTCCTGATTGATAAGCCAACCGAATTGACCCGTGATTTGTTTGCCGTGCCCTTTCTGTTCAAGCATGAATATGCGGAGATGGCATCAGAAATTAACAAATACAAATACGTTCTCGGCCACTTTGAATTCAAAGACTTCATCATTTCGGGTAGTTCTAACAAAATGGAACATGGGCCGGAAATTGAACTGTATCACAAACCGTTATTCATCTTTTCCGGACATTACCATAAGCGTCAGAGAAAAGGTAATACTGTTTATATTGGCAACTGTGTGCCAAGTAATTTCGGTGATGCGGGTGATTCAGATAGAGGGTGTGCTTTGTTAGATTCTCAAACGAACTCGCTTCAATTTTACGATTGGGAAGATGCGCCGTTATACGAATACACCACACTGTCAAAGGTCATTTCTGGGGATGTGATTTACAAACCGAAGACACGAGTTTTATGCCGGCTTGATATGCAGTTACCTTACACCGAAGTTCAGCACATCCGGCAGGAAATGATTGATATATTTTCTCTGAGAGATTTTACGGTGGAAGAAGAAGCTATTGCTAAACAAGATATTTTGGAACAGACGTTAGATGTAGAGTTTTCAGGAAACCTTCATACTGAAATCAAAACGATGATTAGGCAAGGGGTGTTGGGGGCGAATACAGTTGATAACGAATTTTTGGTTGAACTTTACGAAGAATTGGAGTAATGATGGATATTTCTAAAATGCAGATGGATATGCTTAAACTGCTAGCCGAAGAATATAACGCCTTTTCGCTGTCAGACCGACATCTGGTGACGAAAGCGAATAACCTACTTGAACAGATGAATGAGTTCAATTTGCGAGGGATGGAATATGCCAATTGCCAAATTGAACAATTTTTCCTACTGTGGAACCCACATGCAGATCGTCATTAAAACGCTTCCAGGGCTGTTGCCCATCTCAGATGATGCGATGCTTCATCTGATTGAATTAAAGAGCGCCTGCGTCGATTGTGAGCCGATTGAGAGGGTGTCTTGGCTAAGAGACTCGGACTATGAAGAATGCACGGCTGTAACGCCGGACATCAGAAAGCTGCTTCATTTTTATGAAACGTTCTTTTCTGATTCGGCTGTGTACACGTTTCAATACATGGACGACAATAGATTAGATGGCGCGCTGATTGATGTGATAACGTTCATGGGAAAAGAATTCTTCCCTTCCAATCAAGACCCGTGGTTGAAAGTAGTCACCATTCCAGATGATGTTGATTGGGTGGTAAAAACTGATTCTTTCCGAGGGATTGATTTGTTCGTAACAGAGCATCCTCGAAAATGGTACTAAAAAGCCGGGCATTGCCCGGCTTTTTATTTATGCCAACTGAGAAAGGTTGGTGGCTATTAGTTTTTCAAGGCTATTCAGCGTCAGCTTCTGTTTATCGGCGGCGTCTTTTATTACCGAGGAAATAACTTGACTACCCCGTTTTAGATTATTCTCAATGTAGCCTATGCACGGCAAATCACCGTCACCACCAGCAGCAGCAGCATACCATTTGTTCAATATGGGAAAAAGTGATGGCCCGTGTTTAGTTCCCGAAGAAAAAACAACAATATCATGTTCAGAGCGTATTGCCGACTCAATAGCTGAGACACACCCCTGTGAGAGTGCTTCTAGTTGGTTCTTTATGCGCAGCGTATCGGCTGGAAGAAGCAGATCGATAATGCGCGCGATATCAGAGGTAAAAATACTACGGTACTTTGGAACAAACTTTGAAACGTTGATTCCAAGGGGTTTTAGTGCCGAGCGAGCGCGCATGATGGACATATCTGAATCCAAAGTGTTCCGTATGAATTGCACATGGCTATTGGTTATAAAAATATCGTCGTTCAGGATAGCAGACGTGACCGAATTGGACTCATCAGCGGATAGTGGTAACTTTCGATGGTTTTGCAAATATTCCAAAATTTTTTCAAACCCTCCATCATCGGCAGCCCTTTGCAAATGGGTCAGTAAAGAACCGGCATGAACCCGCGACTTAGTATGGATAGCATGAATGTCGTCAACTAATTTACCCAGACTTGCTATGGATTTTCCACCGAGGATGGCCTTTGAGGAAAATCCACGAGAGATGAGTTCTTTTGCTACCACCTTCACAGCAGATTTGAAATCATCTAACGAATCTTCAAATCGTTCTTCATCCGCTTCAGTGTGTTCGTTATCGGGTAAAATGGTATATTGCCCAACTTTATTCCCTATCCGGGATAGAGCTTCAAGCCGGGTGCGAATCTCGGTGCACGCATCTCGCATTTCATGGGTAGCTGAAGAAAGAAGTTGGGGTTTGCACATTGCGGGCGTAAATGCTGATGCAATAATAGACCCGATAAGTCCGGATACTTCGTGGTTAATTCCATGAATACTCTCGCGCCAACTAACGGTCGGTGCGGCCGGTTCAGGGTTGAAAATAAATTGTGCAGATAATGTATTGGGGGGACCAGCCATTACCGATGTCAAATGATTTTTAGTGCCACCGTAATACTTTTTAACAGTGGGTAAATCGGTAAAATCGATTACGCCACTTCCCGATTCAAATAAGTTTTGTAGTTTCATAGCTTTTTTCCTATTCGGGTCAGCCCGACAAATCCGATAGATTGGAGATTACTCGGGCGATCAGCCGTGTATAACCTGATGGAATTCGTGCCCCTTGAATATGTACACCAGATGTTCTTAAATAATCATTCAGGAAATGGTATTGAGAACTCATAAGCGTTTTAAGATATGGCACACAGGGCAATTCATTTTCCCCGCCACACTCTTGATACCATTTATCTAGATGCATTATCACTTTTAAACCGACGTGGTCTGCGTCGGAAAATATAATAATGTCGGTGTCAGTCTTTTTAGTTTCTTGGCAGGTTTTGATAACAGAACCTGAAATCTTTTTAAGCTGTTCAGCTATACGGTCTTTATCATCCGGGTGAAGGAACTTACAGATTTTATCCGCCTGAAAATGTGACACATCTGATTGTACATAAAACGCATTGGCGACCAGATGCATATTTTTCAAATCGTTGAACACCGACTGCAATATTGTCGGTTTCAGCACAGAATCTGTTTTGAACAGGTGGGTGAGCATACCCGAAGTCAGTAATTCGGATTCTATGGCGGAAAGCGATGTCAATCTACGATTCTCGATATAATTTAGTATCGTGTGCCAGCTCGAAGCAGTTTTTTCAGTTGGAGCTTTTTCAAGATGATGCATTAGCGTCTTTGCATGAACTTTGGATTGGTTATGCATTTCATAAATGTCATCAACGAGTTTGCTAACCCCTGCCATATTCTTTGAACCAAGAATGACTTTCATATGGAATCCGCAAACATTGATAAGGAATTTGGCAATGTCTTTCGCTGCATATTTAAACTCGTCCAAGGTTTCTTCGCGCTGGTCAGCAATTTCATCCAAATGCCCTTGAGACTTTAAAAATTTTTCATCTTCAGGTGTTCTATCGTCAACATCCGCGTATCGGCTCGCTTTCCCGCCGAGAGTGGCTAGATGGTTAAGTTTATCTTCCAATTCTTCTCGATTACTAATCTGTTCAGGAGAAATTTTTACCTCTGACACGCGAACATTAATCGCTTTTGGTATAAAAGCACTGGCTATAATAGAACCAATTAGCCCAACCGCGTGTTTATTGGGGAAGTTACTATCGGCCGGCCCCCAAAGCACATACGGATGTTCTCCGGGGTTGCTAAATTCAAAACTGTCGGCGCCAAAATTGTCAGACGCGTTATATGCAACAATCTCGGACGATTTAGTATTACCGTAATACTTGGTGACATCGGTTAGATTAGAAAAATCTAGCGTGCCGGATGATTCAAATAAGTTTTGTAGTTTCACTTTCCACCCTTTTCCACTGTGTCAATAAAATCCTGTTCTACAGCCATCGTCAAATCTCCCCATCCATCAGATTTAAGTACCATCAATGCTTTTTTTGGAGAATCGAGTTGCAGTGGCCGGCGTAGCATACTCAGCAACCAAATCAGTAGCATATTGTTTCAAGTATTTAGCCAGCGCGCTATTGTATCCAACGGCAGACAGAACCTTTTGCATATCGTTGATAGCGCCACTCATATATAAAAGGATATTCAAACCTTTGCACTTTGCTTCCATGGCCTTGAACGAATTTAACAACATTCCATCGAGTTCTTCAAAATCTTTGCGCATCTGTTCTGCTATCGGCTTGGAAAAGAGGTTAGGATTTGGAATATACAGTTCAGCAGTAATGTCGTGAAAACTGAAATCCGTGCAGGAAGTGCCGGCGTCGCTATTGAAAAAACACGCTTTATCAATATCGGCGTTGTTTCGGATGAACGGTGTAAACTGAACACGTTTCCACTTTTCATAATACAGTTCAGAAGCTTTTTCGTTATAGGTATGTTCAGCATCAAATTTTTCAAGCTTTTGTGACCAATCCCATGTTTGGCCTTCTTCTTCGGCTGTTAGTTCGTCAACATGATTTTCCATATTATGAGTATGGATAGCAGTTTCGTTCACATACTCTTTGACACCCTGTTCGATTAGTTTCATCGAACTGGCTAGTGTGTGCTTACCAAAAATGGTGGCATGAGATAGATGCATATCATGCGAGAGAGTTGAAATAATTTGTTTCAGACTGTTTTTCGCACGGTCAAGCTCATCTTCATACGCATCTTCATCCATAGAATGATTCACATGCGCGTGGTAATACAGGTACGCAAGGTTGTTAAACGCTTTCACAAACCACGTATATTGCTGCTCTAGTTTTAGCTCAATATCTCCATGAGGGTCAAGTAGTGGAGAAATATTAAAGCGTCCGGTGAAGGTTCGAGTAGTGAAAAACGTTTTCAGAATGCCAATCTTTTGTGGGCCGTATTTTTCAGGTGCGGCGGCGACCGTTTCACCTGACGCAAAAATGGCAAAAGATTTAGCTTGATAAGCATTCCCATCACCAGGAAAACGCAAAGCGTAGTCGGTTTCGATGTACGAACTCATTCCTTGAACACGTGGCTTGGCTGCCGGTTTCGTCAAAACTATGCTGACGCCGGTAGCCAAGCCAAATTTGAACGGCTGCTCCATGCAGTCGATAATTTCCGTTGATTCAAATAGGTGTGAAAGTTTCATGATTTTGGATGGTTAGGTGTTGAGGCTTTTGGCAGTGAATGAGAGTTCTGGCCGTTTAGTCGCTGCCAGCACAAAAGACATAACTGGATTGGCATCTAAAAATTTGATGCCAGAGAGATGCTGTTTTTCCATTTCTTTAACTACCCATGCATCAATCTTTTCAGCAGTTGCGTTGATGATTGGAATCAAAGCCGGTGGAATAATTTGCCCACTGCGCATCCATTTAACTACGTGGCGACAGATATTGCCCACATGCACACCTTGAAGATATTCCGGTTCGTTCACAACTTCACCGACGCTAAAAATCCCATAAGCATCACGGGTTGCTTTAACTAACTCGGCGTAGTTGTCCACCCAATCACCGATACTAGATATCATCCGGCTAATTTCTTTCACGATTGGCACCGACTCATCCGCGTCAAATGACGGGTCTTTTAACGCTTCGCTGAAAACGTTAAAAATATCCGCAGGGGAATGTTTACTGAAATCGGCTGAATGTGTATGCGTAAATTCTCGTTTATACGCTGCAAGGATGTCACGAATGGCTTGTTTGACGGTAGCCATCGTATAAGCAGAACCAAAAATCAAATGGGATGGAATGCCAGCACGAATTAGTGATTGGATAGTTTGTTTGGCCGCATCGATAAAATCTTCCATATCGTCAGACCCCATATCAAAATTTTGGGGATTAGAAAAGAAAGGAGTGAATGCTTTGACCGCCAGAAATTTTAGAGCTTTTAATTTTTGATACTCATACTCGGCGCCATACCGTTCGTTAACCCATTCATAAATGGTGATAAAATTATCCGGGCGCAAGATGAGAGGTAGAATGCTTGTCAGTTTAACGTCGTTGGTATTGTCTTTAATATAAGTGGGGTCTGCCGGGTCGAACGTCAGAGCCAACCTCTCAGAATACGGCCAAATTGCTATTGTCCCTGGACTTTTTTCAGCCGCATCAGCCAATAAACACAAATCTGCCATAGTGTGATATTTGTCAGGGTAACCATACAGCAATCGTTTCGATAGGTCAGTGACCTGCGCAGATTCAAAAAGTGTAGCTAATTTCTTGTCGGTCAAGCTTTCAAATCAGTATTTACGGGCGGGCATGTTACAATCAAGGTTACAAAATTTTCTGTTTGATGCGAGTTACCCTAAACTGGATTACGTTCAAGAATTTCATGGCGTTCGGCAACAATGAAACCTATATTGATTTAACGAAACCTAACACGTTTGAAATTGTTGGCGAGAATTTTGACGTACCGACGTTACGCAATGGCACCGGAAAAACAACTATCCTGAACGTCATTTGCTATGCCCTGTATGGCTCCCCTTTGTCAAAAATCAAAATGTCAAACCTGATGAATTTGACCAATGCTTCACAAAAAGTGGCGATGGAAACCACCATCAATTTCTCGGTGGACTCGGTTGAATATCAACTGTACCGCAGCCGAGGTGGCAGTAATCAATTCAGCTTGCAACGCGAAGGTGTCGATATCACCCCCGGCAAATCCGTCACCGAACTTGACAACATGGTTGCTAACCTCCTTGGCATGTCTTACGAAGTCTTCACCAAGACCATTGTCTTCTCAGGTGATTCTATCCCATTCCTTGACCTGCCCGCAAGTCAGCAACGTGCGTTCGTGGAAGAAATTTTCAACATCGGCCTACTGTCCGAAAAAGCTGCTAGACTGAAAGACAGGATAAAGAATACTGAAAGTGACTTGAAGGTGCAAGAGGCTGTTGTTGCTCAACAACGAACGGCGGTCACCCATCATGAAAAGCAAGTGAAAGAAGCTCAACTGCGCGTGGATAAGTGGTATAAAGACACTTTGACCGAAATTGATAAACTAACGACTCAATTAACGTCCGCTGAAATTGAAGTGGACATTACTGAACAGCAGAATCTGGCTAAACAAATGTCCGACTTGAAACAAAAAGAGCGTGAGTTGGCAAATCAAATGAAATCGTTGGAATACGATTTCAACAAACTTGACAAAGAATTGACGCAAAAAGAAAAAGAGTTGACCACGTTGCAAAATGCCAAATGCCCTTATTGCGAACAGGCGCTGCATGATGCAAATGAAAGGGCTGATAAAATTACCGTCGTTATTGATTCATTAACGGGCCAAGCACAAGATATTGCCAGTCAACTTACTAAACTAGAATCAGAGCATACTGCTGTCTGTGCGTCGCAATTAGTTATCATGCCAGACATCATTCCGAATCTTGACACCATTATCCAAGCGAGGTTATCTGAGCAATCAACTCGCAGTAAACTTGAAACGTTGCGTCAAGCATCAAATCCACACGTGGAAAATCTTGACTCGCTACGCGCAACTTCTTTTTCAGTAGACACTGGTAAAATTGATGAATTGCAACGTCGCTTGACTCATCAGCAATTTTTGCTCAAGCTGTTAACTAACAAAGATTCGTTCATTCGGCGAAACATCATCAACAAGCAGTTACCAATTCTGAACGACAGAATCAAGACCTACTCCAAAAAACTTGGATTGCCGCACCAACTGAAATTTAATGCGGACATGACGTGCGAAGTGACAGAGTTTGGCAGAGAGATTGATTTTGGCATGTTGAGTAAAGGTGAGACGAAACGGGCGAACATGGCACTCAGTCTGGCGTTCCGTGATATTGCTGGCCTGTCTAAAAACTGGTTCAATATTTTACTTATCGATGAACTCGATGGCGGCCTTGATGATTCCGGCCTTGATGCTTTTATCAAAGTGCTGAAAGAGAAATCGAGGGATGAGCAAATTGGCGTATATGTCATCAGTCACCATCCCAACATCCGTGGCCGACTTGACCAACAGATGTTGGTTAGAAAGCATCATGGGTTCAGTTCACTGATAGAATGAAAAGAGGGGCTTGCGCCCCTCTTTTAGTCTAACCATTCAGTTTCACAGTCAGCTTGAATACAGCTATAGTGTTCAATCAAGCAGGCTTTACCATCCTTGTCAAATTTACGATTGGCAAATAACGGCCATTTCGATTTCTGTTCAGAGATAACCAACTCCACATCGTTCAAATGGATGTCGTTCAGAATGGTCGTCAGTTCATCAACTGTATAAAGTTCACCGTCTCTATTTTTAATTTTGAATTTCCGATAGTCAGAAATGGCAGCTTTCTTTAACAAAGTACGCATCGGTGCCGAGACGATTTCATCATGGGCAAGAAGCAATTTCACTTGCAGTTTTTGGGTAAGGAACCTGATGAGGGCTGTTCCATACCCTTTATTTCTGGCTGATGGATTGACCCAAAGTTCTCTAAACTGATTTAATCCATCCTCTGTTTCATTCATATGAATCATGATGTAGGCCATTACATCTTCACGGCTAATGGAATCTGGAGTTTGATGAACGGTAATAAAATAATATACCAGCCCCAGATGCTCTTTCTCAAAAGATGAAAAGACAGCATGGGCGTCATAGGAACCTGCTTCAGAGATTGATGGGTCGGTTAGGTTAGGAAAATTTAACGGGTTGTTATCGTTTAACGCCCTTACCGAATAATCTTCCATGAAAAGATGATGCAGCTTCATTATGGCTTCCCATAGAAAGCTGAACCGAACAGCCTAACGGCGTAATACATCAGTTTTCTCCGCACAAATCCAACGTTAGATGCTCGCATCGCTTCTTTGAAAACCGCATCACACTTTTCACGCGGTATTTTAGCTTCAGTGTAAAGCCAGTCGTGCAACGTTGCTGCCTCCGTAGCTGAATCCCCAAATGCATCAAAGACAAAAGGGATTCGCGGAATGGTCGCAAAATCGGTTTGAAAATCAGTTGGAACAGTATAGGTATCACCAGTAACATCGCTTGCATAAATTAGCGGGCTGGTCAGTTGCCAAAGTGGGCGGCCGAACATACCGGCATCTGATACATACGTGACACAAAGTTTTGAAATGAATTTGCTCATAAGAACGAGGGTTTTTCACTATTTACCAATTCACCATTTCATGCTAACGTCCTTGAAAAACTTAAGGAGCGTTACATGATTCTGCGTTTCATCCTTCCTTCCGGCGAGCAAAGACCTTACATTTTTGAAGGGCATTTGCCAAATGTCGGCAAAGATGTTATAGTCTTACCTGACTGCAATCCGATGGTTGTATCCCGGATTGAATGGATTTTCACTGATGTGAAACTTGTCGCGTATCACGTCCATCTTGAGGAATTGAAATGATTGAAATCAACACCGTACCGCTGGACTTTTCAGCACAAATCGCTGGCCTGAAATATGGCGAAACGATTAAAATCAACGGAGTGGAATTTGTGGTGTCACAACCGACTGCCTTCCCAAACGAGCTGTTCCTTTGTGACAAACAGGGGAAGTGTGTGAGAAGCAGCAGGACTGGTTTTTGCGTGATGGACAGGGAGACATTGAACACTGTCCTCAGTCACAACCTCTTTTACGTGGGGTAACAAAGTGTAACACTGCTTGTCAACAGTCTCGAAAATTTGCACAATAGCGTTATCAACTTTAGGAGTGAATCATGTCCAACCGTACCAACTGCAACGTGGCCCTGCTGGCTGATTATCTGGCATATGCATTCAGCAAGCGGGTCGCACGCATTGCTGCCATCAGTAAGCAGATGAAACTGGTTTCCGGCCTGAGGTCTGAAATCGACAGCGAGGAACGTTACGCAGACTGCAACCGGGTACTGAAGTCGCTCAAGCGACAACTGAATATCGAAATGACGTTGCTGCACGAAGACGCGCGGCGCGTACTTTCTAGCAGGTATCTGGAAAATGTGTGCACCTCAAAGACGTTTCGCAAGAATTTCGTTCGGCATCTTCTGGTCAGCAAAAACGTTTTTGTGGCCGGCCTTAACAACATGGTGTAAACATGCGCAAATTTCTTGGTCAAGAACAAACCATTGCCAACACGGCGCGCGCCGGGGCAATTGTGTTGAAGCATGATGCAAAGGTGAAGCATCTGCTCAAGAAGATTAACCAAATTCACCAACTGCGCGGCGCAATGTACGAACTCGCTTTTTCCGTGCAGTGGGAAAAGCATCTTACAGGCCGGCGTTTCGTCCAGTCACACGAACACCAAATGGTGAACAAGCAGATGAAAAAGCTTAACACCGACCTGCACCGTGAAATGATTAGGCTGCATCAATACTTGATTAGCATTGCTGGTGATATGTTTCCGCGTGATGCACCCACATGGGCGGAATCTTCATACTTTCGCAAAACCCTTATCAAAGAACTTCTGGAGCATTAATGACTGATACAAAACGTGGTGAAATTACCCTTATTTGGTCTGATGTTTATTTCAACTGGTCGCTTCCAGATTTCGGATTCGGCCAGATGAGTTTCAGTTCCGATAGAGACACTGGAACCATCGAGTGCATCAACGAATTCATTTCAAGAGAACGTGTGCGAGAAATTTTGCACATGTTCGCAGACCATATCGCAGACCACTGCACGCTTGAACAAGACGAACAGAAGGAGAACCCTAATGTCTGAAAAGTATTACTATCATAGTCTCAATCACGGTTACAAGCTGCGAGTTGAGAAGAATGAAAAGAACATGATGTTTGCGCGGGTGGACATCATTTCACCCTCCGGTAAGGCTGTTAAGATTTATAATGTTGACGGTTATAATGGGGATAATTATGCCCCGCCCCAGATTTTTCGCAGCGAAGCCTATATTAAAAGCATACACGGCGCTATTACTTTCCGCGATTTGATTGATTACCCAACGGTGTCAAACATTTTTCTAAAGACCCAGAATAAATTTCTAATCGAGAACTTTGCTTCTGTATTCGAGTGGATTGCAATTCAATTTTTGGATGCCGGTAACGGCAAATGTGAAATGGCTGTAGAAGATTTTCTCCTGCACCCGTTGTGCAATACCATTGAAAACCTTGCTGCACCCACTGGACAACCGTCCAAACCTGTAGTAAAATTCCTTCTAAGGTTTGAACGGCAGAACCTTGTTACAAAGCAATACGAACAAGTGTCGCACATGTTCGATTGTGAAGAAGATGCGAAAGCATATGTTCATGAAAATTACCTTCCGTCTTGGAAGAACATACAGCTCCATGAAGTGGTGAACACTCGTGAAGTGGCGGTTGAGCGTATGGTCAAGTTTGATAGGAGTTGAAAATGCATGATTACCATTACGAAGCAATGACTTACTATTACAAAGAACTGCATCACGGGTATAAGCTGCGGATTGAAAAGGGTGTGGTGGAAAAAAGACTTTGGGAAAACCGCAGTGATGTGTACGCGGAGTTAGTCAATCCTGATGGGGTAGTTTCAACGATAAGTCCGTCTACGGTTTCACATCGCCGGCCATTGCGGATTGTGCCTCTTACCGAACATAATTCCGTACTCATATTCATCTTTCACGATTACGCCAGCATCGCCGTTGATATGGATGAAACGGAGCTGAATAAATTTGAAGTTACCGGGCTTATCCCGGGTAAGCGAGTGGTAGTTGAAGCTTTATGGATTGATGTTAATGAAGTCAAATTCAGAATCGTTGATGTTTTTGATACCAACAAAATGCCTGCGGATAATATCTCCAAACAAGAGTATCTAGTTCTGGTTTTCAATGAGACTGAAATCAAAACTTCTGCATACTCATTTAATTCACTCGACCAAGTGAATGAGTTCGTGAACAGCGATGAAAATGATGGCAAAGAAATTAGGGTTGTGCAAGTTGGCAAAGAACTGTCGGTCAAGAAACAATACTGTGTTAGTTAAGAAAGGAGTTTGAAAATGTTCATTACACCGCAAGAGATTGAAATGGTTCAAAACCAACAGGACGAAGCACTGCTCATGCCCTATCGAGAGAAGATTAACTTTGTGTTAACACTCTTGGCGCAACAGGCAAAAGGCGGTGAATTCAGACTGTATGTGAACGATCCTTACGAACCTGTCAATGAACCTGTCGAAATCCGTCTTAATCATGGGACTGATTATGACCAGTTCTGTAACGCCTTATATCGCCAGCTTCGCAAGTCAGGGTGGAATTGTCAGCCTCGGGAACTTGGAGAAGCGTTTTTGAAAATCTCAACCATCCGGGCGAATAACTAACGTCATCAAATTATTTTTCCAAAGGAACCTACATGAAAATTCTTTACATTATTATCCGCGATGGCGGTGATGGCTCTTATCACCCGGTCTACACCATGAATTCCGACTGGATTGACAAGATGATTGAAAAGGATGAGGCGGGAGAACTCGACTATGATTCAGGGTGGGCTGATGGAGATGGCTTCCATTTTGATACGCTAAATGTCCCTGATTCGTGCACCCTCACTAATCTTGGAATTGGCTATGATGCCGCAGACGAATATAACCCTGATGAGGATTCTGATGAGTGATTTTTCTGTGACACCTGACAAAATGGGTGAGTATCAAATCGCATACAATAACGCGATTTGGAAAGCCGTTAATGACATGGTGGGTAATTTAATCATTCGGGGGTGGGATGAACATTCCCAATCTGCCGATATTTATATCCCAATACTCTGCACGGTTGCAGTTAAAACCCGGTATGTTACGTTTTCTTCTGGGGCAATCACTTATACCGTCGAGATTGATACTACCAAAATTGGCGAAATCGTTACAGCTAATCTTGTCAAAACCGGGTGGATTGGTTCGTATATGTTTAGCTCCGACGGGTATGACCGATATGACAAAATCCATGTCAGCGAAACCCGCCACGAACCTAAACCAAACTACATTGCGAAATTTTTCAATTTCATTACTGCGCTATTTGCAAAGGCATCATGATTACACCTTCTGACATTCAAACTCTTGTGCTGCAAGCCGAAACAGAAATTCGCGCGGTTGCACTTTCCACCATTGATAACCTAATCATCAAGTATTGGGATGATGACATCGGAGAAGCCGTTATCCCAAATTTTCAGATCAATGCTATTGCAAATCTCGCACATGCGAATCAGAACAAAACCAGCCCGCTGATTTCCGATTATCGAACCGGCCAAATCATCATTGAACTGCTGGTCGAAAATGGATGGAAATACCATTATCATGATGCGGATGGGCTAATTGTCGCGGCTATTGAACATCCAGACGATGAATTGGACGTTAGCCTAGTGGATGAGCCGAATCAGTCAAACTGGATAACGACGCTTCGACGTTTGCTAGCTTTGCGCCGACGCTTGCTAGCAAGTATCTAAAGTCAGTCTAGCCAATCGTCATGAGTTCGTTGGGGTTGAATAGTTCCGCGCTTTTCAATTAAACAACTGCGCCCCTGTTTGTCAATTCGACGATTGGCAAACAGGGGCGTTTCGCTTTTTTCTTCCCATAACACAATCTCAGAATTATCTCTAACACCTTTGTTCAATACTTGCAGCAGTTCATTAGGCTGATACTCTGTCATATCTCGATGATACGCATGAAATTTGCGGTACTTTCCTAACACAGCATTCTTCAAAAATGCTCTGAAATATGAACTAACAATTTCTTTCTTATCAAGCAACAGTTTCATGCCAACTTTCTGCATAAGGAATCTGAGTAATCCGGTAGCATATCCTTTTCCACGATGATTTGGATTACTCCAGCATTCATGAAGTCTGTTCATTCCATCGGGGGTTTCATCCTTACCAACAATAACATAGGCCATAACATTGTCGTCTTTCAGCGTTGTCACGTCATCCACCGCCTGAATATCTGTTACAAAGAAATATACCCAACCCATCTTTTCTTCTTGGAATGAAACCATCACTGAATATCCGTCAAACGACCCATATTCCGCTATCGATGGATCTGATAGTTTGGGAAAGTTAGCCGGTGGTTCATCTAACGCCACTGCTGAAAAATCTTCTACCACGTGTTGAAGTTTCATAACACCCTCTTTTTGTTCTATTTACCTAGCCATACACCACGCAGTTTTCACCCGCTAAATAATTTCAAGAACGATGTTCTGTCGTTTGGCAAATAACAACAAAGGTGAAAAGATGAGCAAGCAAATTATTCGGAGTGAATCAACATACTCTACCGTCCGTAAAAACCTGTCGAGAGACTTTAACTCTTGGTCTGACCTGATGAAACTGGTCAAAGGACATTATCAGACGTATGAGAATCTGTACAACTATCTGATGCCGTATAACGCCCGGCAACGTAACTCATCGACCAAGTATCTGCCACCGGGTAAAGACCTGCTCATTGAAAACGTCAAAAACGCAGGTATGAATGAATTGTCGTTCAATGATTTCATCAATTCTGCTATCAAGTTTTGTGAGTCAACTCAAGGGAAACGGGCGTTACCAACTCCCCACCCCTCAGTTATTCACAGCATTCAACTGACCAAAAATACGTATTCGATTGACTATGATGGTAAACAGCAATGGCTGAAACTGCCGGGATGTGAACCAGTCAAGATGGAATATGTCAAGAATGTAGACCAGTATCAGTTAATTATCGTCAAGCCGAAACTGTCCAAACTAGGTACAGCGTCAGTAACTAATTGGGAAATTGTCCTACATGCTCAGGATAAACATTACATCATTGACCATGTGGATTCAAATATCAATCCAAGATATTCGGGCAAGTTTTAACGTCGGGTAAAAACGGCGGCAACCTGTGTTACAATTACAGTATCAACTTTTCATCTTTGGGGAACTACTACATGCGAGCATCACCATTCAGCTTTGACACTTCAACTATTTCAGAAGATTCGCCGCTGCATGTCTCAAAGTTTTTTGAAGTGAAGAAGCGCGCCCACAAGAATAAGATTGCTGCCCGTCAAAATCTGATTGTGTGGCTGGTGCACACGTACCTGTCAACGTTCACCATCGGTTATGGCTATGACCCACGCCCGAAGGTTCGCCTCCTGTCACTCCGCGAAATCGACCGCGATTATCGCCAAGTGCTAGACAAGTTTTTTGTCGTTGAACAAACTGGTTTTTGCTTCCGTGAAGAAAATGATAAGGTTGAACGATATGACATTTCTACGCTGAAAGCTATCAAGCTGCCAGCACAGTATGTCAGTGAACTGCAAGCGGCCGTTAATCGCCTCGAATACAAGCCGCCCGTCAAGCCAGAAGGCGTTGAATCAAAAGTCGTCATCACCAAAAATCTGAATGGTGATGACCTAATCATGCGCGCCAAAGCTGAAGGCAAAGCCTATCTCATTCCCCAAATCAAGTATCTAATCTCGAAGCCAGAACATACGTTCGTTTTCAAGCCATCTGGCCGCCTACAACTGCGCGACACGTCTGTTTATCCAGTGCGTGCAATTGAAACGTGGCCTTCATGGCTGCGCGAAGAACTGTTCGGCTGTGGCATCGATATTGACGCCGCTTATACTCAATACCTGCTCGAATATCTGACCGTCTGTTTTGAATCAGAGGAAAAGGTTCATGCCCTTTATCCTCAACTTGTCCAATTGCTCCATGACAAGGAAGCAATTCGTAAAGACCTGTGCGAAAACTATTTCCATAGTGAATACAATCCTAAGAACAAAATGCACATGAAGAAGATTCTCATGTCAATCGCTAACGGGTCAAAAATCTCGGACAAGATGCTCGTCCGTAACATCAAGTGGTCACAAACTGTTGACTACATCAACAACCATTTTGATATCAATACTGAAGACAAAAAGAAGATTGGCATTCGTCTTCAATCCATCGCGTCTGAATACCGGCAAGCTAAGACCGATATCGCTAACATCAACTACGGCGGCGCGAGTAAAAAAGCGAACAAGCAAGTATTCCTCGACTATTTCGATTGGGAACGTTCCGTTCGTTATCTCATCTGGGAACGAGCCGGTAAACAAGGCATCATGGTTCATGATTCTATTGAAGGAATTCCTGAAGACCTCATTGAACCAATTAGACAAAGCATGAATATCATGCTGTCTAAGTAAACAGAAACTAAACATCAATCCAACAGACATTACATTAGCGAGTAAGGCGCAAGCCTGCTCGCTTTTTGGCATTCGTGGTTAGGAATTAATCAATCAGTAGTCATTTCCCTTTGTTTACCTAACCTCAGCCCTAACGGGCTTCAGTAGTAGAGTTAATCACTCGCTGTTTGCTGCTCTAACTAGCAGTCAAGCCAGCTCAGGACTAACTCAACTAAGCTTTTCTGTGAGCTAACCAACTAAGCCACCCACCTACCAGCTTTTCTAGCCAATTAGTGAAATACCTTTAGGTGACAAATAAGGAACGGACTTGGAATTGCTTAAACGACGTTAACAGAACTTAAAAAAAGAGAAGCAGAACTGAAAGTTAAACCAACTAAACGAACCAACCTAAACATTTCTCTGAACGGAACCAACCGACTGACCTACCGGCTTTCCACTCATTTGAGAAATACCTTTAGGTGACAAATAAGGAAATGGGCCTAGAACGCGTTTAACGGGCTTTACAGCCGTTTTTACCTGTTGGACATACCATCACATCAACTTGCGTTGAAACGCGCCTACAGGCCGTTTTAAGCCGTTTCGAGAGGATGCATGAATGTGCTTGACGCCGGCCGGAACCTGATGCACAATGCTTTCCATGCCATTTTTTCAGGAGATGTTTGATGCGTAAAGTGAAAGTGTTCCCCGGTGAGTTGGTCAAGCAAGGTGCCGACATTGCGCTGAAGTCTCGGCTCTATGTGTCCGGATGGGATTTGAGCGACCGGTTGAAGCAACTCCGTAAAGGGACTCTAAAAGGGACGGTTGCGCTCACTTACGAAGATGACAAACCTGTCGCGGTGGCAGTTGCGTATGACACGTTTCAAGGCCGCCTAATTGCGCTGCAGGCGTTCTGCCGGAAATCTGAGCGCCGCCGAGGCTATGGCACGATTGCAGTTGATGCTGCACAACGTATGCAACGTAACAGAAATCCTGCAGGAAAGATGTACTGGAGTACAGGTATTGACGGAAGTAGAAAGTTCTGGCAAAATCTGGATGACAAACTTAACGGAGAATCCGAATGACCCCAATCGAAATGAAATATGCTGGCCGAAGGGTGCAGCTTGTCAACACCACTGCGAAAAGTGGCGTGCGACACCGGCATCTATGGCCGTATCTTGGAACGATGTGGTTTGTTGAAGGTGAATCGAAAAATAATCAACTTCTGTGCAGTAGCGTTAAACAAACCTCCACAGGCCGGTTTCATAAGCAATACCTATGCATTCCTCCGAGTTGTTGTGAGATTCGCGGAGCTGTATCACGACTGGAACAAGACGTTAGTGACTGTGCCAATGGCCTCGGAAGCTCACGCACCCTGAGTAACTTTGGCAAAGAGACGGTTTACATGATGAATGAAACCGCATATAATGCAGCTCTGGCAGAGGAACGGACATCAACCTTGGCAGAAGTTGAAGAACTGTTTTCAGACCTTCTGGCGGCCAAAGGGCTGTCGTCTAATGCTATCTCCCGGCTGATGAAGGCCATGCACGACTTTTGTGTCAAAAACGATTGAAAGGTAAATCATGTTTGAATTCACTCTCATCTGGTTTGTATCTTTTTGGATTTGCGTCTTTGTAACCTTTCTTCGGGATAATCTGCCGCAACGCGGATGGCTTCCAGAGCATGAGCACCCGGTCGCCGCAACCATCATCCCTGTTGCAAATTTTGTCTACGCGATTTATAATGTAGTCGCGTTGGTAACTTATCTTTACGATTTCACAAAGGAGCAAAATGAATTTGTTTAACCCTTTCTCATGGTTCACTCGACCCATCAAGTCTTTTGAAGTGTCGCTAATCGGTACTGGATTTTCGATGTACATCGGCGCCACTTCTGAAAAACAGGCTATACAAAAAGTCAAAAAGGCATTACAATCGGGTGGAATTGGTTTTGAAGGTCTTTCTCAAATCAATCTGGAAGACACGACTCAATACCGTGTTGAACGAATTTAACGCCATTGAAAGGTAATCATGAAGCGAATCATTGTCATTTCTGCTCTGCTGCTGTCACTGGTCGCGCAAGCAGCCACTATTTCACGTTCCGGAGGTTCGCCGGCACCCGCCCGTAGTTTCGGGGTGTCACGGCCGGCTGCAGTAACAACTGCACGAACCAGTCCGGCGCCTCAACAAGTTCAACAAGCACCGCAGCCAGTTTACACGCAACCTGCGCCCACAGCCAACTACCAGTATCGTCCGTCCGATTATCGTGGTAACGGTTACTATCCGCAAAATCGCGGTCTGACTGCCAACCAAGCTGCCGCTGCAGGGGCCGTTGGAGGATTGGTCGTTGGTGCCGTTGCCGGTTCTGTCCTCGCAAATTCAAATCATCCTCAACAGCCGACCACCGTTATTAACAACGTTCCGAGCGGCGCACCGATTGGACAGCCGATGATGCAGCAGCCGGCCATCCCACAACCGCAAATGGGTCAGCCGTTTTATCAGCAACCTGTTTATCAACCTACCCAATCATTCTCGGGCTGGTCTGCAACATGGTCATTTCTCGGCTGGCTGTTCTTCCTCGCAGTGTTCGCCGCTATTGGCTACGTTCTTTACACCGTTTGGCGCAATCGGCAAAAGGTCATTAACAAACTTGGAACCTATACTCATATGCAGCAAGAAGAATCGATTTATCCTCTGGGTAGCCCGCTGCAATTCTATATGGCAACTACCACCGCATTTCTCGCAAAGGATGAAAATGCGCTGGCCCGCCTAACAGACGCTGACATGTTTGAAATGCTAAAGATGAATTTTCCGCAAACGGCCAGCAAGCCGAATGTCGCTCTCACGTATCAAGTGGTTGAACAGCATGGAAATGAAATGTCCATTCATTACGTAGGGACTGATAACATCGATAACATCCCTATCAATGAAGTGTGGCATCTCACTTTCACGAACAGTCATTGGGTGCTGTCCGGTATCGAGCAAGTGTAACATTTGTAACATATTAGAAAAATGCAGCCTGTTGGCTGCATTTTTCGTTTATACTTCTTATATCCTAAACGAACCGGAGAGCATTCATGGAATATGAAATTAACGTCACTACTGACAAGGGCGAAAAGTTTGTCATCACCGTTGATGACGATACCCAAATCATGCCCAGCGTTGGAACACTGTGCCGATTTCATTTCGTTTTGGAATACCCGGTTGTAGAATTTCATGGATACCCGGCGCTGAATGATACAGGTCTTGCCAGGGAAGTGACAATGGATTTGAAAATTACTGATGTGGTAATGACTTCTTTTTACAACCCGGTCGATAATTTTGCGTATGTCTCTGGAGTTAAAAAAGGTGGTCGTGAAATCAAAACGATTACTAACCCGACATTTCTAACTGTACGCCAGCCCTCCTATAATGTATCAATTGCAGCAAACATCGAATCAATCACCCTGATGTAACAGTGCTTGGCGGTGCAGGAATGCTCCGTTAGAATTTTTTCATCGCCACCGAACTTGGAGAGAAAATATGAACCAACTACAGATGATTGACGAACTCGAACGAATTGTTGCCTCTCTCAAAGAGAAGGTGGCGATCGAACAACGAATTGAAAAATCTCAAATGGGAAATAGCGCAGCTCTTTTCAAGCTGGCTGATTATCTGTTTCGGGAACAACAATCAGCGGCGCAGATTGTTAAAGACAATAGGTTCGAGCATTACGATGAAAGCGAAGCTGAATACTACAAAATTCGTTCTCAAATTTTTCAGGAAGTTTACAATCAGCTTGATGTGTTCATTTCTCAATCGCGTTAATTACTAAAGCCTTTCAAATGGAGATGCAGAATGGGTGAACAAAACTGTATGCAAATTTATGTCTATACCCCTGGACAAATTATTGAGGTATTTTTGGACTCGCAAGATCCGGTGCATGTTGGGCAGATAATAAGTCTGCACACCCTTTAACTGAAGGAACAGAAATGTCCATCTGGCAAGAAACAAACGGCGCGGTTACTTTCTTGCCCCCTGTTTTGGGCAGAACTATTAACATCAAACACCTTGTGTCCGAATGTGATTTCAGTGAAGTGTGTGTTTCAGTGCTCGCTAGCGAATAATCTGTCCTCATGGGATGTTAGCATCTGCAGCACAGATGATGCGATGCCATTCATGAAGCTAATGAAAAAACTTGTGGACACTTTGCGAAAAGAAGGCCCATGGGTTGTTATTGAATTTCCCACAACTGTCCGTTATGGAGCTTACCTATGAAAATTGAAAAAGATACAAGGCCGAATTACGGGACTCGGCTCCAGTACACTGTAAGTGAAAACGGGGAGAACCGTATTCTCTTTTGGATTCCTGGCCGGCAATATCGTATCACCCTGGGTAACAAATGGCTAAAGCCGGGTGAATTTGTTCGGCCGAGCTATGCAAATCCTGGGGCGATGGTTACTGAATACGTGAGCCGAGAATATGGTTTTTGCACGTCTGATGATGTGTTTTTCATTTACTATGGCCTTCAAAGTGAAGATACAAATATGACGAACCGCGCCGTTAAGATTTTTAGCATCCCTTGGCGACAAACTCGGCGGGTGGTTGATGAGTATTACAATGCTGATTGGACATTCCATCAATCCGTCCACGATGATGGTGGGCGCATTAACTTTAATGGCATTGAGGCTGCTCGAAATACTGTTTCTCGGGCCAAGTTTCGGTTCAAAGACTTTGACGGCGTGGAAAATACTGTTTCGGTCTATTTCAATAAGATGGTGTGGGAGTATGGTTCTGGGCTGTTCAAGTGGGTTAAATTCCTTAAAGCACCTTTTGTCCGCGTCCGTATGGAGATGGAATTTGAGAAAGATGTTGGCCGAGGAAAAGGAAATTGGAAAGGTGGCCTAGTTGCGTGTGGTTTTGATGTAGAATTTGGTGAAGATGCTGAAACTGCCTTTAAGCGGTTCGCTACTTCACCTATGTACCAGAAGCATTTTGGAAATGTTCCAAACGATTTTACTGACATTGAAAGGATTGAATGATGAACACAAACCAACTCGTCTCCACGCTTGAAATGGTCAAGCGGATGGTCACTGCCAGCGGTATTGCCAATAACGAAATGTGCAACATCAATGAACTGCTTGACATGGTTATTTCCGATTTGAAGCCGGATGAATCAGCAGCACCGGGCGCATCTGTTGCATTTTCTGCTTCATCCATCCGGACACATCTCACCGCCATTCAGGAAGGGCTGGATAAAATTGAGATGCCATTTAACGGTTCGACTAAATCGTCTGCCAACAAATCACTGACAGAACTAACCGAATATATTTGGCTGTGTTATCACGGTCGAAATAACCGACGGTAATCGTCACAAAAAAGCCGGGCATTGCCCGGCTTTTTTTACATCATCATGAAAGGATTCCCTTTCATCGCTTTCATGCGTTCCTCAATAAATTCTGCGACCATTTCCCGTTCAACGGGACTCATGTGCAGAATGCTGGAATAGTCTGCCGCACCTTTCGACCAATAAGCTAGCTCATAGGCATTCTTCAAAATCATTTTTGTTTCAAAGGCCAGTTGGTCGATAAGCTTTTTGATTCTATCGCTATCCCCTGATAGAATCAATCGGTGAAAAAATTGATTGGATTGACTGGTAATTCAACTCGCATCGTTTCACCACAGTCTTTGCATTTGATTTCTACCACTTGCTCCGGCCCCCAATCATTCAGTAATTGAGCCGAGTCGGTAATCTTCTTAACCAGCCGGGATGGCAGTAACAACGCCCATTCCCTGATTTGCTCTCGGTCAGTAATACCGTCAACTGAATCAATCATACTCATCAAGTTTTGAGCGGCAAGATTCTTCAAATCTTCGTTACTGAATTCCTTTTTACCGATGTTCATCTCAAAGATGCCGAGTAAATCTCTAAACAGTAATGGACGGGTTTTGACCAATTGCCCACCAACTAACACTTCATGATTGGCTTTAACTGTTTCAATGTCGAGCATTTTCATCTGATTGACGATAGATTCGACGTTGGCAACATACCCATGCTTTTTCGCATTTTCGCAATCATGTGTTACTTCAATCGAATACTGGTCACCATAGGTGGCAATTCGGAGGAAAAACATGATGGCATCGACATCCCGCGAATATAGTTCTAACGGACGTTTGATGGCCGGAATACATTCACGAACAACATCAAGAACAGCTTGCCCGGAAAGTAATAGGTCAGGGTTCTTTAGCGAAATTTCAGTAATTGATGAAAGCGGGTGAATGTGAACCTCACCATTTTTCACTTCTTCAGAAAACATGTCCGCGCTGTAAAGCAGACCTTTTGACGGAAGTTGGAAAGTGCGGCCAGGAAGTTTGAGATTAGCAATAAGCGGATTTGACATACAGGATTGGTAAATACGGTTTGAGATTATTTACCAGTTGAGAATTGTCATATGGCCGATGCAAACACAGAAATTATCAAGGCGTTAGGACGGATTGAAGATGTGCTCAAAAAAGCATCTCATATGTATAACGGCCCGAAGATGCGTACTGGTAATGAAGTGCGCCAAGAAAATGATAAAAAGAAACAAGAGAAGCTTTTCAAGGCCAGCTTAAATTTACAATCCGAACTGAACAAATCAACCGGCCGGCTCACGCAGTCTTTTGCCAATTTGCGCAAGCAAGTATCCAGCTCAACGGCTGGCTTAGGGAAATTAGACCATGCGGTCAACCGCCTGATAAAGTCCATCAACACTGTTCAGCCGAACCTGAATCAACAGGCAACAGCAGCACCCCCCGCGCAAGCCTCTAATCAGCCCGCTGCGCCGACTACGCCTCCGGTTCAACCCGTTACCATTCCGTTGACCCAAAACGCGGCTACAGCCCCTGTAACGCCCCCTGTCACCCCTCCCGCCATCACACCGGCACAACCTGCCACACCCACTAAACAACCGTGGTGGAATGCAATCAACAATTTCAATTACACCCTGTTTAACGGAACAGGGGTGATGAAAAAAACGTTCCTGCGGTTTGAAAACGTTATTGAAGCGACGTTGAAAGTTATCAAGAACGTGACTGCTGATTATTTTGAATTGGCACGTGTCGGCGCGGGAAGTATGTCATCTGTCGGCGAGATGTACATGGACGCCTTCAAAAATGGTATGTCGTTCAGTGAATACTTGGGCCTCATTAACAACTCGATGAGTGCAGTGGCGAGAAGTGGGTCATTTGCAGAGTTTGATAAAACTATCTCACAATCAACCGCGCAGTTAGCAACCCTTGGAGTATTTGGGGAAGAATCGGCACATTTCCGAGCATCTTTTACAAATCTGTTTGCTCAAATTGGCACACCAATGCAGGATATTGGGAAAGCTGTTTCACAGCAAGTAGGTGGGTTTGCTAAACTACATAAACAGACGTTAATCTCTGCTCAAGAATTTGCCCGGCTGGCAGATAGAATTGCGGAAAATGAAGCTGTGCAATCAGCGTTGAATGGTCTTGCTCCTGCTGAACGACAAGCCAGATTTAACGACTTGATGCAGTTGCAAATACATAATCGCGCACTGAACATTAACACCGCTGCTGCCGACAAACTAACTGATGCGATGATTGCTCAAAAAGCATCTTCGTTCAAAGATCGTTTTGAAGGGATGCAGCAATTGAGACAAATGGGTGCGATGCTTGGTATGCAAAATGAAGCTGAACGCGCCGCGCAATTGTATGTGATGGGTCAAGGAAAACGTGGTTCAACTGGTGATATTGAACTGCAAGGCTTGCTCGGCAACATTCAGCAACGAATGGATCAGTATAACCAAATGGGTTCTGTGCCATTTGAACTGATGCACGACTGGATTAAAGAACTTGGTTCTTCATCCGGATTAGGTGCATTGATGCAATCGACCACTGCTGCGTCGTTAGCCGCACCTATCGACCCTAACAAAGTTAATGACGATTTTGGCAAGCATGTCGGTACTTTTGGCACCATCGTTGGAAAGTTATTGCAAGGGTTTGTTGGATTTGAAAAATCTATTCTGGGTAGTCAGACAGGATTTTTATCGGC